CAGAGAACGATATAGGTAGAAGAAACTCTATTGCGAGCCTTCTAAAAGATTGGGGTTTAGTTAGTTTTGATAACACTCCAGAACCAAAAGCACCACTCTCACAAATAAAAGTAATATCTTTTAAAGAAAAATCTGAGTGGGTGTTAGAACCGAAATATAATATTGGAAAGAAAAAGGAAAACGATGAAGTCACAAGAAGCGATTAGAAAAAAACTTATAGCTGCCTTTCTAGCTCATGCAGAAGGTCATATTAGAAAACATCTTGCAAATACTGAGGTGTTACTTTCAAATCCAGTTGGCATAGGTGAACATGGTGATATTATTAACGAAATAGAAAAAGAGTTAAAAGAAGTTGCACATTATGAAGATTTAATTGATGCAATGAAAAAATATTTTCCAGAGACAGACCCTTTATTTGAGGATTGATTATTTTAAAAAGTGTGATATAATTACAATATGGATTTTTATACTAATGTTGTTCAGTGGGGCAATTTTCTTTTAGTTCGTGGTGTAAGTGGTAGTCAACGACTTAATTTCAAAGTCAAATACTCACCTACATTATTCGTTCCAGTTTTAAAAGAAACGGAATGGAAAACTCTCGAAGGTAAAAGTGTTACTCCTTACAAATGTGAAACTATAAAAGGTGCAAAAGACTTTATTTTAAAATATGAAAGTCAGCCTCATCTTATCTATGGATTAAATAGATTTGCATACACATACATCTCAGATACATTCCCACAAAAAGTAAATTGGAACAAAGACAAAATATCAATATTTACTATTGATATTGAAGTACAATGTGAAAATGGATTTCCTAATCCAGAATCTGCAATAGAACCTTTACTATCAATTACTATCAAGAATCAACAAACAAAAAAGTTAATTGTTTGGGGAATACAACCTTACAAGAATAAAAGAGAAGATGTAACTTATATTCGTTGTCCTAATGAATATGATATGATTATGGAGTTTATGACTTTCTGGACTAAAAATTGTCCAGATGTAATTACTGGTTGGAATACAGATTTCTTTGATGTTCCTTATTTGTGTAATCGTATTTTTAAAGTTTGTGGTGAGTCTAAAATGCGAGAGCTATCACCTTGGGGTAATGTCAGTTCTAGAAAAATATATTCTATGGGTAGAAATCATTTAGCTTATGATATTATGGGTGTTTCTCAATTAGATTATTTACAACTTTACCAAAAATACACATACACTAAACAAGAGTCTTATACTCTTAATAATATTGCACTCGTAGAACTGGGTGAAACAAAAGACGATAATCCCTTTGAAACTTTTAAAGAGTGGTATGAAAAAGACTTTCAATCTTTTATTGATTACAATATTCAAGATGTGGAAATTGTTGACAAGCTAGAAGATAAAATGGGTTTGATTGATCTTGCACTTACTATTGCATACGAGGGTAAAGTTAATTACAATGATGTATTCGGTCAAGTAAAATACTGGGATATATTAATATATAATTTTTTAAGAAAAAGAAAAATAGTCATACCACAAAAGAAGTCTTATCATAAAGATGAACAATATGAGGGTGCATATGTAAAAGAACCAATCACTGGTTTACATAAATGGGTAATGTCTTTTGATCTAAATTCACTATATCCACATTTAATTATGCAGTATAATTTATCACCAGAAACACTACTGAAAAGTAAACATCAAGATATAACAGTTGATGATATGTTAAAAGGTGTTAAACTAAACATACCAGATAAAACTACTATGACACCTAATGGTGCATTATTTAAAACAGACAAACAAGGTTTCTTACCTAAGATGATGCAAGAACTTTATGATGAGCGAGTTATCTTTAAAAAGAAAATGTTATCTGCACAACAAGATTATGAAAACACCAAAGATAAAAAATATCTAAAACTAATTAGTCGTTACAATAATATTCAGATGGCTCGTAAGATTTCTTTGAACTCTGCTTATGGTGCAATCGGCAATCAATACTTTCGTTATTATGATAAAGCAATCGCAGAAGGTATTACAAAGAGTGGTCAACTATCTATTCGATGGATTGAAGATAAACTTAATCAATATCTTAATAATGTTTTAAAAACAAAAGATGATTATGTTATTGCATCAGATACCGATTCTGTTTATTTGACTATGGATAAACTTGTTACTCAAACAATTAAAAGTGATAACGCACTATCTAAAACAATAAACTTTTTAGATAAAGTTGCATCAGAATCTATTGAGCCATACATTACAAAATCTTATGAACAACTCAGACAATACACTAATGCATATGCAAACAAGATGTTTATGAAACGAGAAGTGATTGCAGACAAAGGTATTTGGGTTGCAAAGAAAAGATACATTCTTAATGTGTGGGATAGTGAAGGTGTATCATATAAAGAACCAAAGTTAAAGATGATGGGTATTGAAGCTGTTAAGTCATCAACGCCTGCAATATGTAGACAAAAGATTAAAGATGCACTTGAACTTATAATGACAAGTGGTGAAAAAGAATTAAATCAGTTCGTGATTGATTTCAAAGAAGAGTTTAACAAAGTAAATCCAGAACTTATTTCTTTTCCTCGCTCAGTAAAAGGGTTGTCAAAGTTTTTTGATAGTAGTACAACTTTTATTAAAAGTACACCAATTCATGTTAAGGGTGCATTAATTTACAATAATAAATTAAAACAAAATAAACTAGTATACAAATATCCTTTGATACAAGAAGGTGATAAGATTAAGTTTGTTTATTTAAAACAGCCTAATCCTTTTACATCAAATGTAATTACTTTTATTACAAAGATACCAAAAGAATTTAACATACACGACTTTGTAGATTACGAAACACAATTTGAAAAAGTTTTTGTCGAACCCTTGACATTAATTTTAAATGTGTTAAAATGGTCAATAGACAGAACTTATGGAACACAAGGTAATTTAGAGGACTTCTTTGGGTAATTATTTTAGATATACATTAGACGATTTAGAAAAGTCTGCAAATAGAAAACTATTTAATTTTATCAGTTTTTTTGCTGGTGGAGGTGGTTCTTCTTGTGGATATAAATTATCTGGTGGTGATTGTTTATTTGTAAATGAGTTTCAACAAGTTGCTGTAAATGATTATCTTGCAAACTTTCCAAATACTCCACATATCTGTGGAGATATCAAAAATGTTACTGGACAAAAGATTATGGAAATGACTGGACTAAAGCCTGGTGAGTTAGATATATTAGATGGTTCACCACCTTGTCCACCATTCAGTATGTCTGGTACAAAACAAAAAGGTTGGAATAAAGAAAAAACTGCATATGGAATGAAACAAAAAAATATTGAAGATTTAACTTGGGAACAAATTAGAATTGTTGCTGATTTAAAACCTAAAGTTGTTGTTTGTGAAAATGTTAAAGGTCTAACAATGGATTATGCAAGAGACCATTTAAATAAAATGGTAAAAGATTTTGAATCACAAGGATATCATACAGTATGGAGAGTTTTAAAAGGACACGAACACGGAGTTCCACAAAAGAGAGAAAGAGTTTTTATTGTATCAGTTAGAGAAGATGTATTAGATGATATAGGTTTACCTTTTATGTGTTTAGATAGTTCTATATTTCCAGACCCAAAAGAGGAAAGATATAATATTAAAGATGCTATATACGATATACAAAAATCAAATGAAAATATGTCACAAGCATATGAACTCAGAATGGCTATGGAGAAAAGTGCTAAATATAAGTGGATGAAGAGATTACCAAAAAATCCAGATAAAGTAGTATCTGTAGGAGATGATGTGGTAACACCTTTTTTTGATAAGTGGATTGCACATAGAAAAAAACAAGGTAAAATTCTTCCAGAAAGAAAAAATAGTTTTTATCAATCTAGGAGAGTTCCTTGGAATCAACCAAGTCATACATTATCAGAACAAGGTTTACAAACTTCACTTGGGGTACATTTACATCCAGAGGAAGATAGAGTGTATACGACTATTGAAGCATCAAGAATAATGACATTACCAGAAGATTATAAAATGACTGGTAAGTTAAATGAAAACTTAGCTCGTATAGGACTTATGGTTGCACCTCTACAAATGCATTATCTTTCTAAACAAATATATGAAACAATTTTAAAACCATTAAAGGAGATAAAAAAATGAAAACTATAATTACCAAAAAAGATTATGGTAAAAAAGAAACTTTTAAAAAGTGGAATGGTAAGTTTTTAGGTGATGACTCTTATGAGGAACTTATAAAAGTAACTGATGAAGATACACATATTATGAAACCATTCAAAACACTAGATGGTGGACACACACCTCTAGCATTTGTTGTAACAAAAGTATATCCAGACGATACAGTAAAAGAAATGCTAAAGAGTATTTCAGATGTTTCTGTAATGAGAGCAAACTGTGCAGGGCCTATCGTCAAAGAAGATATGGAAGCAAAAGGATTAAAAGAGGGTGTTGATTATAAACTAAGAACACCTAACTCTTATTATGTAAAAACACAATCTGGAGAGTGGGGAAAGATTGCATATTGCAATGAAATAAACTCAGTTATGATAGGATATAAAAGAGGAAGATTCACTGGGAAAATTGATGTCAGTGGATGGTGTAAAGATAATAAAGAAAAGTGGGAACAATTTCAAGAGATTTCCAGTTGGAATGAAAAAGCATTTAAAAAAGCAAGTCCAACAATTTATAACAAACAGAAAAAATGGGCAGAAGCACATATTAGAGAAAATCATAGGGTGGGTATTTTTACTACCTTTTCTGCAAATAGATATCACATTGGACAATCTAAAGCAATGTCTGCTCATGTCGATAGTGGTGATTTAGATGCTGGTATGACAACAATGAATTGTTTTCGAGATGGAGATTATGATGGTGCTTATCTTTGTTTTCCAAGATATGGAGTAGCAATAGATGCACCAGATAATAGTGTTATCATTGCAGATAGTAATGAAGTGCATGGAGTTACTTATATTAAAGGTAATGGAACAAGATACACAACTACTGCATATTGTGATAATAGACTAGCAACGATAGGCGCAGCTGGTAAACCAGAAAAAATTATTGGAAAGATTGCTAAAGAAACTGCAAGTAATCTTGACAGTTTTATGAATTAAAAAGGAGTTTATATTATGCCTGATTTTTTAAAAGAAGTTATCAAGACAACTGGTAACGAATATGCATCATTAGTTTCAGATGGAGTTGAAGCTGGTGATGTTGATACATTTATTGACACTGGTTCATATGCTTTTAATGCATTATTATCTGGTTCAATAAATGGTGGACTGCCAGCAAACAAGATTACTGCAATCGCTGGTGAAAGTGCAACTGGTAAAACATTTTTTCTTATGGGTATGTGCAAAAACTTTCTGGATAAAAATCCAGATGGTGGAGTAATATACTTTGAAAGTGAAAGTGCAATTACTAAACAAATGATTATTGATAGAGGTATTGATCCATCAAGAATGGTTATACTACCAGTAACAACAGTACAAGAATTTAGAACTCAATCATTAAAGGTTTTAGATACTTACATTAATCAAGAATCATCTACTCGTAAACCATTATTTCTTGCATTAGATTCACTTGGTATGTTATCAACAACAAAAGAAGTTGAAGATACTGCTGAAGGAAAAGAAACAAGAGATATGACTCGTGCTCAAGTTCTCAAAGCTGCATTTAGAGTGTTGACTTTAAAACTTGGTAAAGCAAAAGTACCTATGGTTGTAACAAATCACACATATGATGTTGTTGGTTCTATGTTCCCAACTAAAGAAATGGGTGGAGGTTCTGGATTAAAATATGCAGCTTCATCTATCATTTATCTTTCAAAGAAAAAAGAAAAAGATGGAACAGAAGTTATTGGAAACATAATACATTGTAAAAACTTTAAATCAAGACTTACGATTGAAAACAAAATGGTTGATGTAAGATTAACTTATAATAAAGGTCTTGACAGATATTATGGATTACTTGAACTTGCAGAAAAATATAATGTATTTAAAAAAATATCAACCAGATATGAATTACCAGATGGTTCTAAACAATATGGTAAGACAATTTTAAATGACCCTAAAAAATATTTTACAAAAGATGTTATGGATATTTTAGAGGAATGTGCAAAAAAGGAGTTTAGATATGGTGGACAAGAAGCAATCACAGAACAAGATATCAGCGAGTAGAGGTGCATACGACTACTCAAAAAGATATCTTGGTAACATTGCAGATGACTATGTTATGGTAACAAATAAGAAAGAACACAAAGATTGTATTGGTATTAAGGGTGGTAAGTATGATGGTGTCATATACAAATATGGTAAAGTTGCAACAGTAGAAGATGCAAGTAATAATACACTACCAGCTACACTAAAGTTTAATTATAATATTATTGATAGAAATGGGTTACCAGAAGATGACCCAGATTATTTTAATAAAGATTTTAAAAATTTACTTGGTGACATATTATGCGATATAGTAGATCAACATTATTCAAGGGACGAGGTTTTTAGTGGTAAATCAGACAATAGAAAAAACGACATTAAGTCAACTAATACATAATGAAAATTTTAATCGTAAAGTAATACCATTTTTAAAAAAAGAATACTTTCACCAAAGAAGTGAACAGATTCTTTTTGAAGAAATAAATGACTTTGTAGATAAGTATTCTAATCCACCAACTAAAACTACTTTAGAAATAGAGATAGAAAAAAGAAAAGATTTATCAGACAATGACCATAAATCTGTTCTTGAATTACTAAAATCTCTTGAAAATAATCAAGTAGATTATGATTGGTTATTGAATACTGTAGAAAAGTTTTGTAAAGACAAAGCTGTATATAATGCAGTTGTTGATAGTATTAAGATTATTGACAACAAAGTAAAAGATAAAACATCAGAGTCAATTCCAGAACTTCTTACTGATGCACTTGCAGTTTCATTTGATAATTATATCGGGCATGATTATATAGAAGAGTCAGATAGAAGATATGATTATTATCACAAAGTAGAAAATAGAATACCATTTGATTTAGATTATTTTAATAAAATAACAAAAGGTGGATTACCACAAAAGACTTTAAATATTGTACTTGCTGGAACTGGTGTAGGTAAATCTTTATTTATGTGTCACCTCGCATCATCAACACTTATGCAAGGTAAGAATGTTTTATACATTACATTAGAAATGGCTGAGGAAAGAATTGCAGAAAGAATAGATGCAAACTTAATGAACATTACAATAGATGAATTACATGACTTACCTAAAAAGATGTTTGATGATAAGATTAAAAAGATAAAAAATAAAACAGTAGGTAAAGTCGTAATCAAAGAATACCCAACTGCATCTGCACATTGTGGACATTTTAAAAGTTTACTAAAAGAACTTGCAATAAAGAAATCATTTAAACCAGATGTAATATTTGTAGACTATTTAAATATATGTTCATCATCTAGATTCAAAGGTAATGCAAGTGTAGGTTCATATTTTTATATTAAATCTATTGCAGAAGAATTAAGAGGACTTGCAGTTGAATGTAATTTACCAATAGTATCTGCAACTCAAACGACAAGAGGTGCATTTACATCATCAGATGTTGGACTAGAAGATACATCTGAAAGTTTTGGTTTGCCTGCAACTGCTGATTTAATGTTTGCAATTATATCTACAGAAGAACTAGAAGATTTAAATCAGATAATGATTAAACAATTAAAGAATAGATATAATGACCCTACAATGAATAAGAGGTTCATTATAGGTATAGATAGAGCTAAGATGAAACTTTATGATGTTGAACAAGTTGCACAAGATGATATAGTTGACTCTGGATTAGAACCAGTATTTGATTCTACTAATGCTGGAAAAAAGATTGGAAATAAAAGTTATGAAAAGTTTTCCGACCTCAAGTAAAAAAACTAGATATAAAGTAAACTATTATGTTGATACAATATTCAAAGATGAAAAGGTAGAGTATGCAGTTATTGAAATACCAACAAATGATGTTGTCGAAGTATTCACATTTAAGGAAGATGCTGAAGAAATGGCACAAAGTTTAACAAAGATTAGACCATTTGGTAGAGAACCACTACCTAGATTTTTAAAGAGTGTGACATGACAAAAAATAATTCGTGGGGTAAAAAAGATAATATATTATTTAAAGAACGATATCCAGTTGTTTTAAGAACATACGAAGATTGGAAAACTTTAAATCCTTTATTAGAAAAATTTATTCGTCAGCAAGGTGATAGAATAAAACATAAGTCAAATGTAAAAGCACAAATGACAGAGTGGAATATGCAATTAGAAGCTGGTGGAGAACATTTTCAAAAATTAGTAGATTGGACAAGAGAAATATCTGTAGACATATCTCCAGTGCAGTTTATTCCAGATTGTTACGATTGTTGGGGTGCAGTATATAGAAAAGGTGAATACACTCAATCACACGACCATTGGCCTGCGATATGGTCTTGGACATATTATGTAAATGTAACTAGTCAATGTTCACCTATAGTTTTCTCTAATTCAGATTACAAAGTACAACCAATGAATGGTTTATTAGTTATGTTTCCTGGCTGGGTCAAACATGAAGTACCACCACAAGAGAATGACCATGAAAGAGTTATGGTTGCTGGTAATTTAAATTGTAGAAGTGGTATGTTTTAGACTTGACAATCGTTTGATTTATAAATATAGTAATAATAGAACTATGGAAAAATTGAACAATGTTAACATTTAAAGAATTTCTACTAGAAGATAAGAACGGAAAGAATTTACATTTAGAACACTTAGAAGACGAAATACTTAATTTCGGTATAGGTGGTGCTAGAGGTGCAATTAATTTCTTACAAGAGTTAAGAAATATGCTATCTGGACAATCTTCTGGTGGTGTAAATATGACTGTTAAATGGGATGGAGCTCCTGCAATATTTGCTGGTATTGACCCATCTGATGGTAAATTCTTTGTTGCAAAGAAATCAGTATTCAATATAAATCCAAAGTTATATAAATCAAATTCAGATATCGATTCAGATTTATCTGGTGATCTAAACAAAAAATTTAAAGTAGCATTAAAAGAGTTTCCTAAACTTGGTATCAAAAATGTGATACAAGGGGACTTGATGTTCACTAGTAGTGATTTAAATAAAGGAAAAATAGATGGACAAGAAGTTGTTTCTTTTCAGCCTAACACTATCGTGTATTCTGCACCTACTAATAGTGATTTGGGTAAACAATTCATTAAAGCAAAAATTGGAGTTGTATGGCACACAACCTATGAGGGGGATTCATTACCTTCTATGAGTGCAAGTTTTGGTGTAAATATAAAAACACTAAACAAAGTAAATTCAATTTGGATGGACGATGCATCATACAAAGATGTATCTGGTAAAGCAACATTCACACAATCAGAAACAGATGAAATAACAAGTGTATTATCAACAACTGGAAGTATATTTAGAAGAATTAATTCTAGTTTGTTAGGTAAGTTTCTTAAATTGCAAGGTAGTATGACTGGTAATTTATCTGGTGCAAGTCTTAAAACATATAACAATAGAAAAGTAAGACAAGGTGAAGAAATCAAAAATGTCAAACAACACGCACAAGGATATTTAGAACATATAGAAATGCATTTTGAAAAACTAAAACAAAAAGTAAAAACTCAAGGTGCAAAAGATAAATTTGATAGAAACAAAAAAGAATATGTAAGAGAGTTCTCAAAACATATTAGAAACCTAGAAAACATTTTAATATTTCAAAATGGTATTGTAGCTGCAAAGATGATGATAGTAAATAAATTAAATTCAGTACGACAACTTACAGATACATTTATTAAAACTGCAAAAGGTTATAAGGTTGTTAATCCAGAAGGATATGTTGCGATTGACAAATCTGGAAAAGCAGTTAAACTAGTAGATAGAATGGAATTTAGTTATAATAATTTTACAGCAGTAAAGAACTGGGATAAGTGATGTTAAGATTAAAACAATATATTAGAGAAGCATATAGTTTTTTTCCAAAGAGTGAAGAAGAAATAAAAAAAACTTTATCAGATTTTCCAGATGATAATGTGCAAGATATTGTTAACTTATTTAATTTTTTAAAGTCTAAAGATGACACTCCAATTAATATAGATTTAAAAAAACAAAAAGACATTAATGTAACAAGAAGATTAAAAGGTGTTTATGATATTAGTGATATAAAAAGTAACGCATCATTACAAAAAATAAGAATTAAATTTGGTAATGGTTCATCTGGTAATCGTGGTGTTAATAATCGTGGTAATGCTTTTGAAACACAATTTGCAAATG